CTACTTGTAACTTATCATAAGGACATTCTTCAAATGCTCTGAATAATTGTTTTAGTGTAGGAGTGAACCTTTTATCTGCTTGACTAAGATTCCATAACTGTGTAAGTATGTTATCAAAATCAGAACTAAATATAAAAGATTTAAAAATTCTGGACCAACCACTAGGTTCTAATTTTTCAAACATTTTTTGTTTAATTTCTTCCAGGTTCATATTTTTTGTATTTTTGATTTAAAATTAATCTTATGGCAATCAAAGTAAATGAAATGAAAAATGATGCTGTTCTTGATATTAAAGTAAACAAGAACTATTACCTAATGGTAAAAGCTGTATCATTTTATCTTTTTAATCAAATTAAAGTAGAGAATAAAGAAGAGTATCTTAAAAAGATAATGGAAGATAAATATGAAAATATGGATGATCTTCAAAAATCTTTTTATACAATTACTTTATTACTTGCTGAAATTGAAAAAACTGCCAAAAATAATAACCAAATTGAGGAAAAAGAAGTTCTTCAACCTGGTGATGAAGGTTATGTAGAACCTAAGTTAGGTTAATATTATAATTTTCTCTACCAATTTGTATACAAGACTCAATTGCAAGCATTATTTGCTCTTTTGAGCACTCAGCAAAAGACTTACCTTCAAGCCCTGCAGCTTGTTTTACTACAATTTTCATTTCATCAAATGTATAACCAGATTCTGTAGCTAGTTCCCGGATACATGCATGCACTTTAGCAAGTTGTGCTTTGCTATGATCGGCACTGGCTAAATCCAAATACATATCAATAAGTTGTCCTTCTTGTATTTTTTCTACAAAAATTTCATAGGCAAGCTTATCATGCGGAGTTGCATAAGTAATCTTGCCATCTTTCTTTATAAATTTTCCACTAAACATAATTAACAAACTATATTACTCATTAATTCCATAAACTCTTTGTAGTGTCCTAGTTCAGATATAAGTATTGCGGGGATATCAAATGTTCTTAACTGCCATTTGTCATCTACCACATCTACATTATCTGTACTATGAAGTACTATATTCTCACAAACTTCTTTTTGGTAATAATAATAATCAAAACCATTCTGGCTTTCATCATCTGTTATTATTACTTTTTCAAAGCCTTCATTTATCAGATCTTGTTCTGTCATCTTTCTTTTTTTAAATCTATTTACCAATAAATAATTCCGGACTAATAACATCTGTCAGATATTCAATACCCTTGTAAGCATCATTATCTGCTGTATAATTACCATAAGTTTTAATTCTTTGGTCTCTTAACTGCAGTATAGACAAGCCTACTAAATACATATTGTCTTTATCTTCAGAACTTATCATTTCAATAAGTCTATCTCTTTCTTCCTGAAATAATAATTCCATTTTAACCAAAAGGTTAATTTCTGCCAAGAATATAAATGGTTTGTATTGCCCGGCCTTTGACCCATGTGTAAACATATACCATAGATATCCCATATTACTATCTGCTGCTTTGCATACTTCAGAATGCTCAAGACAGATATTATGTACAAGTGTTTGAATATTTGGTTCTAATATTTTAATCATAATTAAAAAATATATCTTATTGTATTCCAAGGAATTATCTCATCATGAAGCTTAACAAACTGTTTGATATAATCAGCTTTTCTATTATGTTCATACCTAATGTTTTCTCCACCATACTGTGATACTTTCCTTTCCTGTATTTTAGGTACCCATAACAGATGCTCACCTGTGAGTCTCTGTGCTAGATTATATTTATGTTTTTCTTCATTATGAGTCAAGAATATTACTTCAGCTTTAACTGCATTAGTATCCCATCTATTTATATTAGCATGTTTACTAACTAAATCAAATAAAAATTCATACTCTGTAAGCCAAAGATCATGAACTATGACCGGACTAAAATTTAAATGAACTTCATATCCAGCATCAAGAAATCTAGGTACTGCATTTAATCTTAAATTAATCTCACTTGTATTAGGTTCAAGAATCTTTCTCCACTTTTCCGGCATAAGACTAAACCTTATTCTAATCTTACCCTCTGGATTAAAATCTAAAAGATCCTTATTTACATACTTAGTAGCAAATGAACCCATAGCAAGTGGATGATCCCGGAAAAACTCAAATATTCTTTTCCAATTCATATCTTTAGCATGTAAAGCTACATCAGTATTACATCCAATGTCATAAGTAATGTAATCAGGATGTGTTTGATTAGGTTTATCTACTGTTGCAAAAAATGCATGTGAATTAATCTCTGTCAGGATATCTAAAGTGTTTGTAGCAATAGACCATCCTTCCGGTTTGTGTCTCTTCATGTAACAATATGTGCATTGGTATGCACAGCCATGTATAAAAGATGGACTGATAAAGTCCGTTGATCTTCCGGAAGGTCTAATAACCATAGACTTCCTAGTAACTTTTTCTACTAAAGACATACTATTCTGATTTAAATATTAAGGGATCTATCAAAATGTAATACTATTAATACACTATTATCATAAGTATAATAATTTACATATAAAACATAAATATGATCACAAAAAAATAAGTCATTTATATCCCTACTTTTGTATTCATCACCTTTATCATTCCAATATGTGAGATATTCATTTTTATTTTTTGAAGCTTTAGCTTTTGCTTCAAGAAGTAGTAATTGATCTTGAGTTAATCTTAATACTGTACCTTCTTGAAGTACAACAGGTAAATCTATAGTTATACCATCTTCTTCAAAATATCCTTCTGGTGTAAGTACACAAATTGTTGTTTTAAAATTCATATTATTCCATTGTTAGGTTATTATCTGATACAATCTCCCGGATTTTATCTCTTAATGATTCATATGCTTGTTCTACTTCTACAGGAAGATTCTCAACATACTTAAGTGTATTCCTAAGTTCTTGATCAATTTCCCATACACAGTGTCTCCATTTCCAGCCGTCTAATGCTGTTTTAGCATCTTCTGCGGCATCTTCATCTGAAAATTTAATAATTACTTCCATTAGTCATCCCAATTGTTATCTTCATCTTCTCGCATTGAAAAAATTATTACCCCAGCTATAACAACTGAAGCAACAATAATAATTAATAGTGTCATTCTTCTTTATTTACAGGTTCAACAATCCATTCTTCTGGTAATGTATTTGCATAAGTATAAACATCATCAGATTTATGCTTATAAAAGTTATAAATACTTTCAATTTTTGCATGATTAGGACTACCTTCTAGCATTCCTATTGTAGGAGCAAAACCATTTGCTTTTAATGTAAAGTAACACTTTTCTTCTGTGTCAAATAATGTACCTGCAGAACCTAGATTAATTTCTTTATTCTTTTGTCTTATATAATACAATCCGGAAGGAATATGTTTTATTCTAAATCCCATTCTATTCTGATTTAAAGGTTATTTGTTTTTTAACTTTATCCCAATATCTAAAATCATTATCCATATTCTGAAGTTCACTACTAAAGTAATCTAATCCAAATTCTTGTTTAAGATGTAATTCTGTCAATGTATCATAAAGTTCTAATGCATCTATAATTTCGTCAACTACTTTTGAGGCAAGTTCTTTACCAAATTTATTTATTAAGTCTTTAGCTCTATCTTCTGATATCATTCTATTCTGATTTAAGTTCTCCACCAATTAAATTGTTTAGTAAATAATTACTCCCAGTAAGATTTGCAAGTATTTTAAGTTCTTTAAATTCAAATGAATTTCTTGCTTTTAATACACCATCTTTAAAATACTCCAAATAAAAACCTAATGCTCCTGTGTCAGGTATAACCCTATAAGTCTCATTTGTTTCAGTATCATGATAATTAGTTATTCCATCATCATCTACGTAGATATGACAATACCTATTTGCATTCAATAATTTTTCTCTTGTTTTACCCATATTATTCTGATTTAAAGGTTTGATTGTAGTATTGTTCTGCGTTGCCAACTGGATTTGATATTTTTTCAATTCTATCTCTCATTCCTTTATCGTATCCGTCATCCCAAGCATCACATACATTGTCTTTCTCCATTTCTTTGGCTTGGTCAATTTCTTTAGCAAATAAATGCATAAACATATTTTGCCTGGTTAATTCTTCAACCAACCATTCTACTGCTGTTTTCATATTACTTGTTTTTTCTTTGTTCTAAATAGTCAATAATAAATCCTGCGGCAACTATTAAGTTCATACCAAAGGATGCAATAATTTCTGTAATATCCTCATAGATGTTGGACATCAAATGAATGTGACCAACCATCCAAAATGGTATGGACAAGTTTTGGCTTATCCATACCACTAGATATTTTAGAAAATGTTTCACTTATTGTAATGCTTCAAGTATTTTATCTAAGTTTTTATTAGTAAGATAGAAACTAGTACCGGAGCTAGACATAATTGCCATATTAGACCCTGTCTTTAAAAACCAAGTTTTCCCATCTAACTCAAAAGTTAACTCTTTCTTGTCTACTAAAGCTTGCTTCAAGATATTAAAGAACTCTATTGTATTTTCTTTTGAATCTAAATGTATATAATCAATATCAGTAATATATTGATAATCAAGATTCTTGTAATACAATGTGTACCAATTACTTTCAGCATCATAAAAATGAGTTAGTTTAGGTAAACCTGTAAGTTTACTATACCATACTGTACTATCTTTTGTTGATTCTTTTACAACAATTTGTGAATGTGCTGTACTTACTGACAACACTAATAATAAAAATAATTTTTTCATAATTTTTTAAATTTACAAAGTTCTATTCTTTCTCCTGTGGATTCTTTGAATAAGTTTCAACATGCTGTCAAAGAATAAGTAATTAACAAATGAAAGAATTAATAACAAAATCCAATTCCACAAGCTAGGATGGCACAAGCTCATATACATTACAAACCCTGTAGTACCTATAATAGCTAGTATATGCATAACTACCATGTACCATAGTTTCCATGTTTTAATCCCCCTCTTCATTGTTCACCCCCTTTTTCTTCTCTTGCTTGTCCGTAATGGGCTGAGAATTTTTTTGTAACTTGTTCCATCTTGCCAGCCTCTCCTGAATTTTCTGATTCAATATGCTGTAATCTAATTTTCTCTTGTTCTCTTTCATATTGTTCCCAATTATAAACTTCCATTTCTCTCATTCTAGCCATATCAGCTACTGTCATATCAGGAGGAATTCCTCCATTTGCATTTAAAAGTTCAATATAAATTTCTTTCATTCTTCCCATAACTTTATTGATTTATCAACTAAATATTTAATGGTTGTTCTCATGTGATCATGCCCAAGTAGTTTTCTTATTTTATTTAACTTTTTTTCTAGTTTAGGCTCCAATGTAACAGCTACAGTTAAATGTCTTCCGGATTTTACAGCATGGCTTTCACTAAAATCATATGGGAACATCTGTGCATAAACATAAATATTTTGTTTATACATTTTGTCATCTTTAAACTGTATAGGTAATCTTCTAGCATAATTTACCTTAGTTCTTTTTACTCCAATAAGATCAGCAATTCCTTTCTCAGTTACTTTAAACTTTTCATATAAAATACCTATTAAGTAACTTCTTTGATCTACAAGAACTCTCTTACGGGAGGTTTTTTCTATACTGTTTAAAGCTTTCACAACATCATCTTTGCTGTAATCTTCCATAAGCTACATAAAAAATGGAAACAATAAGCCTTTTATTTCAGACACAATAGGTCCTATAAAAAGTGTGCTTAAAAATCCGTGTGTTTGTGACCACTGATACCAAAAATACAGCATAAATATATGTGCTGCAAGCATGTATGCCCATACAAGTACTGTAAAGACAGCTAGTCCATCATCATTTCTCATAATAAAAATTTTAGTTAAATAGCAAACTCTTCTTCTAATGCTTCTACAGCTTCTAATTCAGTATCAAATACTTCAGCAAATCTATCTGAACTATAAAACTCATAAGGAAAACATTCTGGAGATAGACTGACTTCTTTAAGTAAGAAGCCAGCTATTCCAGGTTGGAGAGGTAATGCTATAATTTGTGTTACTGTGTATATTTGACCTAATTCAATCCACTGACTATCAGGGATTTCAAGAGGCTTATTACTACTGTTTATGCATATAACTTTCATGTGCAACAATTTCTGTTTTTACATTTACTCTTTCAAAGTTATTATGTATTTCCAGTAATTCAATAAAATCTCCAGATTTAACAGAACATTTACCTTTATTATGGGCTAAAAGAGCACACTGCTCAGCCTGTAATGGTTCCTGTTCACAAAATCTAATTAGACATGCCATTATATATGGAAAAGAATGGATGTCATCATTATACATTAATAGTTTGTATGCTTTAGTTTCTTCCATATATCTAATATAAGTAATTAAAGGGAGATATTAAAATCTTTCCAGATAATTTTAGTCTGATCAAAACCTTCTAGAGCTTCTTTGACCCACTTTTCATCTACTGTATCCATATAACATAATATGTGTACAATTGCCTTATCATCTGGATTTAACCGTAATAACCTACCTATTCTCTGAGCAGCTTTTCTTTCATTACCATACGCATGCATGATAATACCCTGCTTTAACTGTGGAATATTTACACCTTCATTCAACTGTAATACAGTAGAAAGTTTGGTAATTCTTCCAGATTTAAACATTTCAAGATTCTCTTCAGATTTAGGATTATTACTATGATAACTATGGGGGCATAACTTATCAGCCTGAACTTGAGTATTGGCAAATACAATACACTTTGTCTGGATACTATCCATAAGTATCTTAGTATATTTCTCTTTACTAGGATACTCCATAAGGGCTTTCATTCTCATTACCCGAATCATGTGCATATTTCCACCACCTACATCAATCCTTCTAGACCAATAAGTATAGTTAGCTTCTTCAGAAGTTAAATAGGATTTATTCCTCATAGTTACTTGATAGTTCTTTTCTTTACTTAGCCTAAGCTCATGAACAACTATCTGATAATCATTCAGTATTCCATTTTCTATAGCATCATCTGCTTTAAATGTATATACTACTGGACAGAATTCTTGTACTAACTTACCTTTCTCTGAATATCCACGCTTAGGTGGTGTACCTGTAAGACCAAGTATCTTGCCTTTGTATAGCTGCAAGAATCCCCGGTGGCTATCTAGTAAACTATGCATCTCATCTAAGTATACAACATCATAATCTTTAGGATCATGTTTATTTAAGCTGAGATATGTAGTAAATACTATTCTACCTAGAAGATGCTGCTTATCAAATTTAACTGCATCATCTTTCCAAGACTGAAATATAGCTTTCTTAGGTGCTACAACAAGACATTTCATCAAAGGTGTAGTATTTCTATCCATATGGGTCAAGCCTACTAGTGTTTTACCAACACCGGTACCCAAGACCACAGAAGCCCGTTGCTTGCTATCAGTAGCAGCAAGAGCTTCCATTTGTATGTCTTGTCTATCTTTTGTCATATGTTATCTTTTTTGTAATATGTTTTCATATTTTCATTGTTATAAGGTAAAGTGTGTTTGCAATTTGGATAACCACTGCAACCAAAGAAGTGATTATGTTTTTTAGTGTTTAGTCTTTTAACCATTGGTTTTAAACATTTTTCACATATCAGACCCTTTGAAGCTTTAGCAACTATCTTTTTATCAAGATCTCTTACTCTCTTCTTTTCAACAAAACTGTCTATGTTTTTATTTTCAGTAAACTTTTTCATTGCAGCTTCATTTGTTCTAAGAACATGTTTGCATGCTTTACAAGTTACCTGTCTTAAATCATAGGATTCATTAACATGAATATGATTACAATAAACACCTTTTGCATGAATTAGTATTTTCATAATAAATCATTTTACTTTAGTACCCAATTGTACTTCTCTTCTAGCCAATCACAAAGTTCATTTAAGGATGTCTTACCAAAGTTTCTGAACTTCATTAAGTCAGATTTTTTGTATACTAACAAATCTTCAAGAGTGAGTATATCAGCTAGTTTAAGACAATTTAATGTTCTTACAGATAAATCAAAGTCCAAGTAACTCATCTTTAAATCTTTAATGTCATATCCATACTTAAGAAAATGTTGAACATTGGTATTAGATTTAAGATCATTAAGTTCTTGATTTCTTAAAAACTTCCTGTATAACTCTTTGTTTTGCTTTCTTAACAATTCATTTTCAGTTCTAAGTGATAATGCATCATTGCTAAGATTATACATTTTTTCTAATTGATTTATCCTGTAGATAATTCTATTAGTAGCTTTATTTAATAACTGAATAGTTCTTACACGGGTTAGGATTATCTCTTCAGATATATCATCCAGTGACATATTATCTTTAAAAAGCATAGTAAGTATATTAGCTTCTCTTTCACTTAATAACTCTTTAGCAAAACCAAGAACTACTTTGTTCATTAAATTATACCGGAACACAAAACTCTCATTATAAGTTATATTATAACTCATTAGGTTTTGTACCTCATCTAAGAAATAAAAATATTTAGTTCCTTGTTCAGAAACATTAAGTTGTCCCTTACTATTAAAATAACTAATATCTCTTCTTCTTTTTAAACCCTTAAGATAGCTTAAGGGAACATCATACATTTGAACAAGCTCTTTTTCAGAAATTACATCTCTTTTAATAATTTCTGAACAAAGCTCTTTATTTGCTAATAATTGCTTTAATGTTTTTTTGTTAGCAATTTTTAGCTTGTCCTGAATTATTTTAAATTCTTCTGTCATAGTAATTTACTTTAACCAGCCCATAATTCTAGATTCTTCTGGATGTTCGTGCACATACTGGTGACAGTTTCTACAAACAGCAAGCCATGTACTCTGAACCAAGTAAAAGGCATCTCTATCAGATCCACTTCTAGTATGGTGAACATCAGTGGCACCATGACCACATCCGTTCACCTTCACCATACACAAAGGGTTATCTGTTAGAAATCTTTCTCTGAGTTTACTGTACTCTGCATCCTTCTTCTTCCGTTTAGAAGAAACCTGAGGGATTTTATAGTCAGTTGGTTTCTGTGCACTGTCACTATTAATGGCTTTTTGGCAACTCCAGCAATATTTACAGTATTTAAATCCCTCATGGTTCTTCCATATCACGGTTTCCTTCTGGCAACCATCACAAGTTTTAAGCTTCATCAAAGTATTTATCTGATATGAGCTCTAAATCTTGTTCTAATCCAAATATAGAAAGCTCAAATGAACTTTTACTTGTATCAAATGCATCTGTATCTAGACCATCTTCTAGTTCAGGAATTTCTGGTAATTGGTTTACCAATTCTGTTAATTGATTTGTTAAATCAAATACTTTCTTTTCAAATTGTTCTCTTGTCATAACTTTTAATTTTTAATTTGGTTTCTTAATCTTGGTAACTGATTTGGGTCCCTATCTAAACTTAAAAAGTTTTTAGGTAAGATACCTTCTGCTATAAAGATAGTAATAATTTGGTCTTTAGATATATCTAACTCTTTAAAAGTTAGAGTATTCTTAAACTTGTCATCTGTCTCATTATCAGCAAGTAATACATCAGTTATTGGAGATTTTGGGAATAATGTTTTGAATATAAAGTTGGTATACTGAATAGTAACTTGTTGTTTAAACTTATTAAGTATAACCTGAGCTCTTTTATAAACATTAATTATTCTTTGTTTCTTTTTGCTACACATAGTAGCTAACTCTTGTTGTGTTAGAGCATCTAGACCATATAATGCTCTCTTGTACAAATAATTCTGATAGGAAGAATACCTATCTTGTTCATACTGCATATAGGTTTTACCTGCATGCAACTGATAATTTTTTACATCTTGTTTTAGCTTTTCCATTTTCATATACATTTAATTAATAAAATAAAAAAGGGGACTAGTTTCCTAATCCCCTTGTAATATACACTACCTAATTAGATTGCAAAATCTTGGTTAGGTTTAATTGCACTTGGTTTTGCAGCATTATATGCTTCACGCAACTCTTCTTTGTTGTTGTGCTCAATAGTTTTGTTAGCTGCATTTGGATTGTCCCTGTAAATTACTCTACGGTAAATAGGTTGATCATCCAATTTGCAAACAATACCTGTTGCACCGGCTACTTTAAGATCTCTGTTTGGATC